CTTTTGGGCGCAGGCGGGCACAGTTCCAGCGACGGGCGGTTAGTCAGAACAACCGCCCGTTCGCACATCCTGGCAGATTTTCTGGACACAAGGGCGCGGCCGGTGATCTCGCGGCGGTCACGGCGGGCGGCAATGGCCTGCAGTCGACCGAGCTTGATTTCACGATGCTCGGTCTCTCACCCGGCCGATGGGTCAAGGTTGGCGACGGCGACAATGCCGGCCACAGCCTTGCGACGGCCGCCGATAACGGCTTCTGCCGCATCTCGGCGGTCGCCGCGCACAAGCTCTCCTTCGACGTGGTGCCGGCGGACTGGGCGGCGGATGCCGGCGCCGGCATCGCCTTGCGTGTGTTCTCAGGCGATTTCCTGGTGAACGGATCGATCATCCGCAGCAACACCATCGAGCGGCAATATCTCGATCATGCGCCGGTCGATTATGAGTATTTCACCGGCCAGGCGCTCAACGTGCTCGCGGTCGATGCCAAGCAGGCGGCGATTGCGACCTACACCAAGACCTATGTCGGCAAGAGCGCCGCAATCACCGCGGCGCGCGCGCCCGGCGCGACCGACGTTCCGGCGCCGACCTTTGGCGTGCTCAACACCTCGTCCAATGTCGGCCGCATCGGCTTCAACGGATCGGCCGTATCGGGGCCGAACTTCGTGCTGGCCGCCTCCTTCAACATCACCAACAACCTGCGCGCCCAGAAGGCGATCGGCGTGCTCGGCGCGGTCGGCATCGGCAACGGCGAGTTCACGGTCGCAGGCCAGCTGCAGACCTATTTCGGTGACGCCTCGGTCTACAACCAGATCCTGAACAACACGCAGGTCTCCTTCGACATGCGCCTCGGCCGCGCCGACGGCAACCGCGAGACGCTGCTATTCGATTTTCCGTCGATCAAGCTGTCGTCGGGCTCGCCATCGGTCGGCGGCAAGAACCAGGACGTCATGATCCAGGCCGGCTTCACGGCGTTCATGCACGCGACGCTTGGATATACGGTCTCGGTTGGCCGCTTCTGGTATCTGCCGACCTTTTAGCGGAAGGGGTTAGCGAGAATGTCCGCTCTATATCTGAATTGGATTCGGCGATCATGCGGCAATCAATGGCTTTGACTTCGGGCGATTACCTACGCATCATCGAGACTCGGGGACGCGATTTGTTGCGAGCCGATGGCGTCCAATATTAAAGTTGGCGGATTCGATCGTACTGCTCCGCACCTGCGTTGGGCAGAAAGGTCTGCTCCGTCGGCTAACATGGCCGGCAAAATCGCCCCCCTGAAGATTGAGCCAACGGGCGTTTGATTTGATGTCAGCGGTCTCAGATATCCCTTTCGGGCCTGTGCTGGATCCGATGGAACGGATCTCCGAGACCTTGTTCGGCCTCATCATGGCTCTCACCTTCGTCTGCAGCCTCGGCGTCGCAACGGCAGGCAACATCAAAATTCAAACGATGCTGATCGGCGCCCTCGGCTGTAACCTGGCTTGGGGCATTGTTGACGGTGGTCTTTATCTGTTGGCTCGCATCAATGACCGGGGAGGCAATATCCTGACACTGCGCGCCATACAACAGGCGCCGGATCCCGAAACAGCGCGACGCGTCCTCGCCGACGCGTTGCCGCCGGAATTGGCGTCGGTCTTGCCTTTGGAGCAACTGGAACTGATGCGGCAAAAATTGCAGCTGTTGCCCGAGCCGCGCGAGCGTCCGAGGCTGACGAAGCGTGACTGGATCGGCGCACTGGGTCTTTGCTTGCTGAGCTTCGCTTCAACCTTCCCGGTTGTAATCCCGTTCATATTCCTAAGCGACGCCAATTGGCGCTGCGCGTCACTTACGGCGTCGCCATCGTAATGCTTTTCTGTTGTGGTTATGCGTTCGGATATCGTAGCGGACTTCGGCCGTGGGCGACTGGTCTTTCGATGGTGGCCCTTGGTATTGCGCTGGTCAGCGTCGCAGTAGCGCTTGGAGGATAGCTAACGGTGCATCACAGAGGCGCCGCAACGGTTTGGCAGGTAAGCGGAGCCTCGGTTGCTGCGTTCGTTGGTTTGTGGCTTGCACTGTTGATCGACGGTTTGGCGCGCGCCGAAACCCCCGAGGTCAGCCCCGGCGCCGCGATTGGCCTTGGCAATCGCGGCTGGTCCGCAGCCGACACTAACCACGCAACGTCTGCGAATGAGCTCGAATTTAGCGCCCGGGCGGGGTTTGCATCTGACTACATTTATCGCGGGACGACGCTGTCCGCTCACGGGCCCGCAGCTGGAGCCGCCATTGAAGCAACGTTTGGCCCTCTATACGCCGGCACCACAGTGGCCACGGTCAAGCTGCCGACCCAACCATTCGCTGAGTTCACTATGGCCGGCGGCGTTCGCCCGAAGATCGCAAATATCGATTTCGATCTCGGCGTGACCTATTTCGCCTACCCCGGAGAAACGCTCCCTGGCGTGACGAACGGGATCAATTATTGGGAGGCGGTTATCCGCGGCGATAGAAAGATCGGCGAGTTGATCCGCATCGCCAGCGGCTACGCCTATTCTCCCAATGTCTCCAACACCGGCGCCTGGAGTCAATATGTGGCGGCCGGGTTGGGTTTCGACGTGCCCACTCGTCTGCTCCCGCAGAACCTGGGCGTGTCGTTCACAACTGCTGCCGGCTATTCGTGGTTTGGTAATCAGGCTCCGCAGCTCGGAGGCTTCCCGTTACCTGCCTATTTAAATTGGCAGGCAGGCGTGACCTTCACCCACAAGATCTTCAACCTCGATCTGCGCTACTACGACACTAACCTGTCGAAAGAAAACTGCTTTGTCTTTACCGGGGATCCGAGCGCGCGGCTGGGTGGCCGCGTTGATCCAATTACCAACCCGGCTGGTTTGGTCTCGAACTGGTGCGGTGCAACGTTCGTCGCCAAAGCCTGGTTTGCGTTTTAGTTGGTTAGACCGTTTTCGGCTGGGCACTTGTGGCGGATTTTCGCGCGGCTGCTGGTCGTGCCTGCGATTACAATAAGGGCTGCAAATAGGCAGTTCAGTTCTGAAAAACCCCAGCACTATCGGCGACTTTCGATCTCGGCAAAGTTGATCCAGGCCGGTGACATTGCGTAGGCCTAGCTTGAAGCGCTCTGTCGAAGCCATCCCATGATGAGCGCACTAGCTAGACTCAGTCTCAAGAACACGGGAAATCCCATGAAACTATCCGCCATCAAAATCGACCCGGCCCTGACCGAGCAGGGCGACTGGGTCGAGGACATCCCGGATCTGCCGGGCATCCGCATCAAGGCGCGCGGCACCAACAACAGCGATTACCGCGCGCTCGAGGCGAAGCTGGTGCGGGAGATCCCACGCGCCGAGCGGATCGAGGGCGTGCCGCCGAAGGAGCAGGACCGCATCGCGGGCCAGCTTCTGCTGCAGACCGTGGTGCTCGATGTCGAGGGCCTCGAGGACGATGACGGCAAGACGCTCGCCTATACGCGCGAGCTTGGCGCGACGCTGCTGCTCGATCCCGAGTTTCGCGTCTTCCAAGCAGGCGCGGCCTATGCCGGCGCGATCGTCGCGCAGCGCCGCAAGGCCGACGAGAAGCTCGACGCAAAAAACTGACCGACGCCCTGGTCTGGCGGCTCGACTGGGGCGAGACAAACGAGACCATCGTTGCCGCCGCGCAATCCGCCGGCGTGCTGTTGCGGATGCTGCCTTGTGTCGTCACCCGCGCCGATCCGCACGCGTACCTGTTGCTCGAATGGGAAGCCTTCGACCAGCTCTCGACCGATCGGCCGGTCGCGCTGACGCGTGGCGCGATTCCCTGGACCTCGATCGACCGCTACGCGGCGCGGCACGGCGTCGAAGCCGAAGACTTCGATCGCTTCAGCCGGATGATCCGCGCGATGGACGCCGCCTACCTGGCCTACTTCAAGGACAAGCCGCCTAGTGCCAAGCCTTGACACCATCCGCACCGTCCGCATCAAGGGCGAGACCGACGGCGTCGACGCGGCGACGGCCGCGCTGAACAAGCTGACGGCCTCGATCCAGGCTGCCAACGACAACCTGACGCGCACCAGCGTCGCGGCGAAGGAGAGCAGCGACGGCTGGACCATCACAGGCGAGGGTGCACTCTCGGCGGCGAACCATCTGCGGCAGGCGGCGGAGGCGGCTTACGCGTTCTCGCCGGCCTTCCGTGGTGTGGTGAATGAATTGGCGGTGCCCGCGCTTCAGGGCGCGGGAACGGCGCTGGAGGCCGTTGCAGCGGGCATCGTGACCGCGACCAATGTCAGCGGCACCGGCATCATCCGGCTGGGCAGCGCAATCGAGACCACTGTGCCAGCGCTCGCCGTGCTCGGCACGGGTCTCAAATCGGCCGGCGCCTGGATGGAGGCCTTCGATCCGGCCATCGCCAGTGTTGCGACGTCGATCCTGTCGCGTTTCCTGCCGGCGCTGCGGCTGATCGGCCCCGCGCTGCTCATCTTCGACGGCCTCAAGCTGGTCGGGGAGGCCTGGGATCTCGGCAACGCCAAGCTTGCCGAGTACGTCGCGCTGTCGGAGAAGGCGGCCTCGTCCGGCGTCTCGACGGATTTCTATCAGCGGATCGCCAAGGCCGCGGAAGATGCGAAGGTCCCGGTCGATCAGTTGACGGCCTCGTTCAAGTCCCTGCAGGACGCGACCGCCGATCAGCTCGGCGGCACCTCGGCGCAGAACCGGCTCAACGATCTGGTCAAGGCCGGCAACTTCAAGGGCAATACCGGCGTCGCGCAGCTCGACAATGCCAGCAGCACGGAGGAGCGCTTCCGCGCGATCGCATCACTGATCGACCAGGCCACGGCCAAGGGCGAGCGTCTCGCCGCTCTCGATGTCGCCAAGACATTCCTCGGTGCGGACGTCGCGAGCAATCTCGCCAAGGACTCCGACTATCTCGATCGCATGCTCGTCTCGGCGGATGCGATCAGAGATAAGGACCTGGTCTCGCAGGCCTCCGTCGACAACGCGGTCGCGCTGCAGGCCCGGCTGGACGCGGCCGAGCAGATCCTGTCGCAGCGCTGGCATCCGATCCAGGATCTCCTGACCGATCTCGGCATCCGGATGAAGGAGGTCTGGGTCGACATTGTCGAGGAGATCGCCAAAGCGGTCGATTTCGTGGTCAAGCTCGCCGAAACGATCGCTAACGCATTGTCGCCGGTCGTGAGCTTCCTGCAGATGGCGGAGGGCGTGCTAGCCAAGGCCGCGCAAGTTGCCGGCAATGGGCTCGGTCCGATCGGCGCGCTGCTCGGCGCGGCCGGCACGGTCGCGGACACCTTGAACCGGCCGTCGCAGGATGCGTTGTCGCAGGCTCAGGCGCGGCTTGGCGCCCAGCTCCTCAACCGCAACAACATCACCAACGCGGCGCAGCTCTCGACCGGCATCGAGAGCCGCGTGCTCGGCGACACCTCGAAAGACCCGGCGAAACAGGTCGACGAGGTGACCGCGGCCTATGACCGCGCGACCGAAGCCGTCCAGAAATATATCGAGACCACCAACGTCTCGGCGCAGTCGGTCGGCGGCTCGGTTGCCGAGCAGGAGAAGCTGCGCGTCAACGCCCAGCTCGTGGCGGCGGCGATGAAAGACGGCCCGTCGCGCGAGGCGGCGGAAGCCAAGGCGCAGATGAGCGGGCTTGGCGACGCCGCTGCGACCGCGGCGCAGGCGCTGGAGAAGGCGAAGGTCGCGGCCGACATCAAGTTCAACCGCAACACCGCGCTGCTGTCGCAGGAAGACGTGCAGATCGCGACCCAGCTCAAGGGGCTATATCCTGACGTCGCGACCGCGCTCTCCAGCGTCGAGGCGCAGGGCATCCGGGTCAACAATGCCTTCAAAGGCCTGTCGAGCTCGATCGAGAGCACGCTGACCAACGATCTGACGGATATCACCACCGGCGCCAAGTCGGCCGGCGATGCCTTCACCGACATGGCCAACCAGATCATCCGCGCGATCGAGCAGATGATCATCAAGATCTTGATCATCGAGCCGTTGATGAGAAGCCTGCAGAGCGCATTTTCCGGCGGGATCAATCTGTCGGGCTTTGGCTTCAACCCGATCGCGGGCATCACCGGCAGCGCAAATGGGAATGTTTTCGCTGCAGGGAAGATCGTTCCATTCGCAAATGGCGGCATCCCTGACATCGTTTCAAGTCCGACGATCGCGCCGATGGCGCTGTTCGGCGAGAAAGACGAGGAGGCGATCATGCCGCTGCGCCGTGGTTCAGACGGCAAATTGGGTGTTGCCGCGAGCGGCGGCGGCAGCTGGAAGCCGCCGGCGCCGGCAAACGTCGTGATCCACAACTACACTGGCGTACAGCCGACAGTATCGCGAAACAGCAATGGCGATGTCACGATCACGCTGAAGAAAGCGGTCGACGGGATGGTAGGGGATTCGATGTCCAACGGTTCTGGCCAACGCGTGCTCAGGGACCGGTACGGCGTCAAGCAGTTCATGGGAGCATGAGTCATGGCGCTGCCAGCATGGCCGATCGCGTCCTTTCAGCCGGACATCGACACATTTCAGCCGATCCAGCGGATGCTCGATCCAATTTCGACGGATATGGAAGGGGGCAACACGCGCCAGCGCTCCCGGCCGGGCGACAATGTCGGCACCATCACGCAGACGATCTGGATGTCGCTGGTCGAACACGACACCTTCGTCAATTGGGTGAAGACGACGCTCAACAACGGCACCGCGCGCTTTACCACCAATGTCTGGCTCGGCTCATCCTATGTGAACAAGGTCTGTCAGTTCATCCAGCCCGGCACCAAGCTGACCTAAGCATACGTGTCCGTCGACAAGGTCGCCGCGACGATGACCTTGCGTGTGTATGACGTTTGAGCATGTTTTGTTCGGGCGTGCGAAAGCGGGGCTGACATAGTCAGCACGGGCGACAAACGCGCTAACTTGACCCTTTTTACCCTTCGCTTGCGTCGCTAGATGTAATGTTATAACATTACGTACCTTGCGCAGCTTGCCTCGGCAGCAAGTGATCCAATTCCGGCACTCACTGGAAGCAGCCCATGCCCGATCCTGCGACACAGATTCCCGTCACGGTCCTGACCGGCAATCTCGGTTCCGGAACGACGACCTTGCTAAACCGAATTCTCTCTGAGACGCATGGCAAGCGGTTTGCCGTGATCGTGAACGAGTTCGGTGAGGTTGGCATCGACAACGATCTCATCGTCGACGCGGACGAAGAGATTTTCGAGATGAACAACGGTTGCCTTTGCTACACGATTCGGGGCGACCTTGTTCGTATCATCGCAGGGCTTATGCGGCGCAGCCGAACCTTCGACGGCATCGTCGTCGAGACTACGGGGCTCGCAGATCCGGCGCCGGTGGCGCAGACGTTCTTTGTCGATGAGGACGTCCGCCGCAAGACAAAGCTCGACGCCATCATCACCGTCGCGGATGCCAAGCACCTCCTCGAACAGATCGACCGGGCGCCGGAAGCGCAGGAACAACTCGCGTTCGCCGACGTCGTTCTCGTCAACAAGGTCGATCTTGTTGATGCGGGCGGCCTCGCAACAGTCGAACGTCGTATCCGAAACATCAACCCATATGCAAAGATTCACAGAACGGCGCGTTGTGATATCGATCTCGCCCAGGTACTGGGACGAGACGCCTTTAATCTCGAGCGCATCCTCGAAGTCGAGCCGGGATTCCTTACGGAAATGCACGAGCACGAACACGACGACCGGATCGGCAGCTTGTCCCTGGTCGCGGATCGACCGCTGAAGCCCAACAGGTTCGTGTCATGGATTCAGGACGTCACCCAACGCTACGGGACGGACATCCTGCGCATGAAGGGCATCGCATCCATAGAGGATGACGATCGGCAGTTTGTCGTCCAGAGCGTGCACATGCTCGTTGAAGGCGGAAGTCAGCGCCTCTGGAAGGAGCAGGAGCCGCGTCAGACACGGCTTGTTTTCATCGGGCGTGACCTGCCAAAGGACTTGCTAAGGCAGGGCTTTGAGGCTTGCTGCGGCTGAAGGGAATGCAGATGGGCGAGATCGTAGGATTTGTTTCGAAATCCGAGCGCGAGCGGCTTCGCTTAATTCGCGAAGCCCGCGCGATATATGACAGCATCTTTCCGCCGACTGATGCCGTCGCCGGGCGGCCCGATGACCGAGCCGGCAAGTGTGAGGCAACCGGGCTGGAGGGCCTGCTCGCTCGAAAGAAAGCCTCTGTATGACGGGGCGCTCATAGCCCCTCGATCGCCATATTTTGCTCGTCCATTGCAGGCTGATCGCCAATGCAAGGCGCGCATTCGGTAGTTTCGAGGCTCCAGACGTCGGAAGGGGACGGCTCCTTGGCAGGGGCGAAAATGATGCTGACACGGGCTTTCGCCCGGCGATGCGGAGTCTATCTCGCGCTGGCTGCGCTGATGGCGCAGCTCGTGCTGTCGTTCGAGCACGTTCACAAGCATAATCTCGGCTTTTCAGGGTTCGATCGCTCCGATGTCGTGAGCGCCAGGCACGCCCGGTCAACACAGCAAGCTGAAAAGCAGCTGCCGTCGCGGCTGGCCGATGACGATGATCGCTGTCTGATTTGCTTCTCGAGCTTCCTGCTGTCGAACTCTTCGCTGCCGGATGCGCCTATAAACCCGCGTCCGCTGCAATTCGCCGAGATTGATCGTCCGTTCAATCCGGTTTCCGATCGGGTGCTTCAGCCGCGTCACGCGGCATTCCGGTCACGCGCGCCTCCCGCTGCCTGAGCTGCGACTTCCGTGCTTCCGCAAGACGTGTCTTGCGTGGTGCGACAAGACGCATGCGTGACCGGTGCGCTAACACGTTCGAAGCGCATTTGAGACCACCGCCCGCTACTTGCGGGGCTCACATTTTCCGATTCGGCGGACCATGATGAAACGCACGTACTGCTCCTGCGCGCTCCTACTGCTTGGGTTATTGACGAACCGCGCTGAGGCGCATCCCCATGTGTGGGTCACTTTCCACAGCGAACTGCTCTACGCTGCCGACGGCACCATGACTGGTGTCCGCCACGCCTGGACCTTCGATGACATGTTTTCAGCCTATGCGCTTCAGGGCACCTCCCATGCCAAGAAGAACCAATACACGCGGGAGGAACTGGCCTCGCTCGCCCAGACCAACGTGGAATCCCTGAAGGAGTATGACTACTTCACTTACGCACGCGCCGGTGGCAAAAAGCTGAAGTTTGCCGAGCCGGTGGACTATTGGCTCGAATACAAGGACGGTGCGCTCACCCTGCATTTCACCTTGCCTTTGAAAGTGGCTGCCTCCGCCAAGGCCATGAAGATCGAGATCTACGACCCCTCGATCTTCGTGGATTTCGAATTCGCAAGGACAAGCCTGTCTCCTTAAGCGGCGCGCCACAATGTCTCCTGACCTATGATCTGCCGCACCAGCCGACGGCAGCCGAGCAGGCGCAGCTGAGCCAGCTCGACGCCGTGCCGCTGGATGCCTCCAGCGCCTTCGGGGAAATCTTCGCCAACAAGATCCTGGTGAAGTGCCCATGACCAGATCGCATGCTACCGCCCTGACCGTCATGGCAGCGATGCTCATCGCCTGCACGACCGGTATGGTGTCGGCTTGGAGCGCGCCGTTTAGCGCGCCGCATCCTGCAACGGCCATGTCCGCATCCAGCGTAACGGGCTGGATTTTTGCCGAGCAGGCTGCCTTTTATCGTTCGCTGTCGGGCTTCATCAGGGCGAGCAAGGAGAATGGGACCGCGACATGGGAACTGCTTGGTATCTCCTTTGCCTACGGCGTTTTCCATGCCCTCGGCCCGGGACATGGCAAGGCCGTGATTTCCTCCTACCTCGTTGCCAACGAAGAGACGTGGCGCCGTGGTGTTGTCCTGTCATTTGCGTCCGCGGGCATTCAATCGATCGTCGCGATTGTCGTCGTAGCCATTGCGGCGGTTCTTCTCGGTGCGACGGCAAAGTCAATCGGCCTGACAGTACACCTCGTCGAGATCGTCAGCTATGGTCTTGTCACCTTGATCGGCCTGCGGCTTCTATACGTCAAAGGCCGTGGCTTTCTGATAGCCTGCCGCGAACTGAGATGGGTCCATGCGCCCTTGGTGGCGGTCGCATCGGCTCACAGCGGCAAGACCCTCCAGCTTCCAGGTCAGCGCGTTGCCGCAATGCCCATGCGTGGCGGACAGTGCCAATCTGAGGGATGCACCAGCCATGTGCATGGCGTTCATTGCCTCGAACATGATTATCACGGCTCGGCCTGGGGTCACGCCCACGGGCCGGAGCCGGCCGAGTTGGCCGGTGCAGGGGGGTGGCGCCGAGGCTTGTCAGCGGTGGTCGCGGTGGGATTGCGGCCATGTTCCGGCGCGATCATCGTGCTTATCTTCGCGCTAGCTCAGGACTTGTTTTGGACCGGCGTAGGCGCAACGCTGATCATGGGATTGGGCACGGCTGCAACGGTTGCGGCGATCGCGACGGTCGCAGTTAGCGCGCGACGGGCCGCTAGTCGTGTTGTCGAGGCGCGAGCCGAGCTCGGTGTGCTCGCGATGCGAGGGATCGAGGTCGGTGCAGCTTTGCTCATCGTTGCCTTTGGCGTCTTGCTACTGGCGGGTTACATGGCCAGCGAGCAACTCTGGATGTTCACGGGACAGGTTTGACGCCATCGCTGGCCTTGGCAACGCGCGTACGATGCGAACGGCGGTCGCAGACGTCGCGCTGCTTCAAGCAATCTGATAGAGTTTAGACGCGGAACTCCTAACTAGTCAGGAGTGGCAAATGATAGTCCGGGCGCTATTGTTGGGCCTTTCCCTTCTGCTTTGCGGTGAACTCCCAGCTTCTGCCAGAGCCAGCGCCGCAAACAAAGAGGCTCCTTGGGATCCTCGTCATATAAACGATCTGCCTGTTGAGGTCCGACATTACATCGCTGGAATCTGCAAGGGGCCGCCTAAAGCCCAGCATGACTTCGCAACCTACTCTCCGTACGAACACCGCTGGCGAATCAACCTTGAATATCTCGAATGCAATGGCCTTGGCGAATATCGTCGAGGGAACGAATGTCTGGACGTGGACTTCGTTGAAGTACACTCGCAGTTTAGAATCGTCAGCAAACAATACAGAGAGTGCGGCTTCTGAACTGCGCGAAATCCCGCAGAAGGAACATTGATAGAGCCTCCGCTGATGGCCGTCAGCGATCTTGCTGGCTCCCGGTGAAAGTGTTCCCGTCAAACGCAGGACCACTGTGACGCCTTCCCCGGCAGGGGTTGTCTGCGTACAAATCCAGATCCTAAGCATGCCGACACAAACGAGGCGCTGCCGCGGCGCTCTCCGCGTTCGACCAGCAGGTCGTAATTCCCTCAGACCGTTCCTAGCAACGCGCCTGTTCTGGCGGCGCGAGCGAAACAGGCGACGCGGGCGATTCAGGCGGCCGGTCAATCCACATCGCCGCCTATCAGCTTCGACAGTCGTAGCAACGCATTAGAAGGTCACTCAGATGACTACACACAGCGAAGCGCTGCTCGAAGCCTATGCGGCATGTCCGCCAAGCGCGCGCGTCTATCACACGCTGGAGATCTGGCAGTCCTCCTTCGCGGAACCGGCGCGCGTCGTGGCGAATGTCGGCGACGACATGGCCTTCGGGATCGAGGCGGGCGCGCCCCGTGATGCCGGCGCGATGGTGACGTTTATCGCGTGCCCGTTCACGTCGGACTATCCCGAGCAGCGCGAGGGCCAGCCGCCGTCAAGCAAGATCAAGATCGACAACGTCAACCGCGAGCTTGTTCCAAAAATCCGCGCCGCGCTCGGTGTCCGCGAGTACATCCAGATCCTGTACCGGCAATATCTCGGCAGCGATCTGGCCGAGCCCGCCTATGGGCCGGTCGAGTACGAATTGCGCGAAGTGCAGATGGTCGGCACGTCCCTGACCGGGAGCGCGATGGTGCGTAACCTGCAGGACAAGCGCTTTCCGCGGCAAAACAGGAATTACGATTACATCCAGTTCCCTAGCCTGTTGCCGACATGACGGATCGCGCTGCTTTCCTCGGCCCGCTGATCGGGGAGAAATGGGCATGGCAGTCCCGCAACTGCTGGGACTTCGCCTGCCATGTGCAGCGCGAGCTGTTCGACCGCGAGCTGCCGCGCGTCGCCGTGCCGGCCGATCACTCCAAGCGCTGGGTGCTGGAATCGATCGAGCGGCATGCCGAGCGCGCGGCCTGGCGCGAGGTGCCTGACGGGCCTAGCGGCCTGGTGGTGGCCGTCGATGGCGCCTTGGTACTGATGGCTCATCTGCGCTTTCCCGCGCATATCGGCGTGTGGCTGAAGCCCGAGGCGCGCGTCATCCATTGCAGCGAGCAGCATGGCGTTTGCTGCGAAACCGTTCTCGCCATGCGCCAAATGGGCTGGAAGAAGCTGACCTTTTACGAGCCGATTGTCGGCCCTTAGGTACCTGATCGGAAGCGACAGTTGCGCAACGTCTGCTGTCGAGAGCGAAGCGGAATAGTTATCCTTGATCCGAGACTTATCACCGTTCACCCGGCAAGACACGATAGGCTAGTATAGAACGGCGCTCCCAACACCTAGCTAATGTCAAAGGGCCCAGCGCATGAACAACACTGTTATCCCCGACGGTTTCGAGCGCCACTTTCGGCAGAGCCCGCTCACCGATCCTTGGGAGCCATTGTATTCAAAGCGCACGGACAAGGCAGTGATCGTCGGCTTGCGATTAGCCAAGCCCCACACCAATGCCCACGGGCTGATCCACGGCGGGCTGATTGCGACACTTGCCGACAACGCGATGGGTTACAGCTGCGTACATCAAATGGGTTGGACATCTTTTCTGGCGACGATTGGGCTCTCGGTCGATTTCGTCGGCACGGCGAAGGTTGGACAATGGCTCGCCGTCGAGCCAGACGTGATCAAGACTGGCAACTCGATCTGCTTCGCGCAATGTTTTGTTAAAGCCGACGACGTAGTCATCGCGCGGGCTAACGCGACGTTCCGCGTGGTACGTCAAGTTGAACAAACGCCTTCCTCGGGCGGCCGGCTTTAGCCTCGCCGATTTCGGCTCGGACTTCTAGAAGCCACGCCAGTAGCTGCCGATGTCCGAGTGTGGCCCCAAGCGGCAGTTGAGAGACGTCCGCTAATGCGCCGCTGTTGGGGCATAAGCGGACGCGCGGCAAACGGACC